GGTTTTTAGTAACAGGAGATCCTGTCATTATTCTTCTATATTTAGTTTCAATAGATAATTTAAGAATATTTTTAGTTCTTTTAGCTGAAGGATTTTTAATAGTAGTACTTTCATCAATAGCCATTAATGTATTATGGCAAGAGAGGAATTTATGAGCAAATTCTGTTCCTTTAGTAGTACTAAAAGCTTCTACATTCATAATTAGAATGTGAAGAACAGAATCTGGTTCAAATAATTCATTTAATTTTTCTTGTTGAGTCTTATTAATATTTGATTGCCACAATACGGACACTTTTTCTATATGATCTGGTAAATGAGTAGGTATCTCTTGTTCGTACCAAGTTTTAACAACACCTTTTGGTGCAATAATTAAAACTCCATCTACTTTACCTTTATCATAAAGCATAGCAGCATTATCTATTAATACTTTTGTTTTACCTGTACCCATTTCCATAAAATAGGCATAAGTTTCTCTGTTCCATGACTTTTCTAATGCGGTCAATTTGATGCGCATATGGTTTTGTTTTAAATTTATATTTCATATTTTTTTCTTTCTTGTATTGACATATAATCCATGATGCACTATATGTCAATAGTACGAAAGAAAAATATGAGATACGAAGATATAAATAAAACAAATAAAGATCCAATTGTTTATGTGGTTCAAGAAATTCCTGGTACCCAAGCGGGCAGCCCTAAAATAAATATTATAGGTGCTTCGCAGTTTGGTAAAATGAAATTTTTACTACCAGAATTTTCTCAAATAATATTCTCACCTGGACCTTTAATTTTTAAATTAAGAAAGAGTTTGAAAGATTTTAAAAAAAGAGATTATTTATTATTAACAGGTGATCCCGCAATAATTGGAGTCGCGTGTTCTATAGTATCTGATATTACAAATGGTACATACAATCTATTAAAGTGGGATAAACAAGAAAGAAAATATTATCCTATTGAAATTAACTTATACGAGAAAGGAGACATTAATGATTGATTTTGAAAAAGACCAACAAAACACAATGAAGAAGACTGACAATATTCAGTCACTTGCAGATCAAGTAGAAAAATTAGACTCTTTAACTAAGAGACTTGAACTACAAGAGCAAAATATGAAGAACACTAAAAAAGAATTAGAGCATTTATCTGGAGAGGTTATTCCGACAATGATGGCTGAGATGGGTTTATCTCAACTAAAGTTGATGGATGGATCTCTGGTAGATGTTAAGCCTTTTTATAGCGCAAATATTACTGTAGCTAATAAAGAGAAGGCTTTTAACTGGCTTCGTGACAATGGATTAGGGGACATAATCAAAAATGAGATATCCGTGTCCTTTGGTCGCAACGAAGAGAACAAGGCAGCTGATTATGCTGCTCTTGCACAAGAGCGTGGGTTTCAGCCAACACAAAAGATGAAGGTTGAGCCCATGACTCTAAAAGCGTTAGTCCGTGAGCGTACTGAGGCAGGTAAAGACATGCCAACGGAAATTTTCAACATATTTGTTGGAAATAAGACTACAATAAAAAGGAAACAATAAACATGAACCAAGTAGCAACAAAAAAAGAAGGAGCATTAGCAACATTTGATATGGAAGCTGATGCACAACAAGGCGCTCAAAATATATCGCAAGAAGATCTTGCGTTGCCTTTCTTAAAAATTTTGGGCCAATTATCTCCAGAGGTAAATAAAACTCATGGAAAATATGTTCAGGGGGCAGAACCTGGCAAGATAATAAATACTGTTACTAATGAATTGTATGACAAAATTTCTGTTGTACCATGTCATTATAAAAGACAGTATATTGAATGGCAAGACAGAGGTGCCAGCAGTGGTGCACCTGTAGCTATTCACGATGCGGATAGTGATATCGTTAGTCAAACGACTAGAGATAAATCATACAAAGATAGATTACCAAATGGTAACTATCTTGAAAATACTGCCAATCACTTCGTACTTGTAGTTGGTAAAAATCCAGAAACTGCATTGATCTCTATGAAATCTACTCAATTAAAAGTTAGTAGAAAATGGAACTCAATGATGATGGGTATTAAACTACAGGGTAAGAATGGTTTGTTTACTCCGCCAACATATAGCCACATTTATAATCTATCTACTGTTCAGATGTCTAATGACAAAGGAACATGGTTTGGATGGGATGTAGCTAAAGCTGGTCCAGTAGAAGACAAGTCAATTTATGATATGTCAAAATCTTTTGCTGAATCTGTAAATAAAGGTGAAGTTCAAGCTAAACCCGAAGTTCAAGAGCAGACTAAAAAATCTTTGAATTTATAAAATCCTAGGTAGTGGGCGTCTAAGCGAGAGTGGATACGCCCACTTTTTAATTTATGAATGATAAGACAAACAAAGCTCCAATTAATTATGAAGACTGGTTAAATCTGGGAAGGGTTATTATACCCTGCGACACCAAGCAGGCGGTAGTTGAAAAATGGGCCGACCCTGATTTTAAGATTACGAAAGAAGAATGGAGAACAGAACACGCAACAAAACAGATAGGACTTAGACTAGATCAATACATAGATTTTGATATTGATAATCCTGTCGTAAAAAGATTTGTTGGAGATCATATAAAATCTTGTAGTGCAATTTTCGGTAGAAGAAATAATCCACTAAGTCATTATCTTTGGTCTGGTACATCAGACTATAAGAAATTTACACTACCAAAAGAATTAGAAAATTATTATAAAGACTATAGTCACGGTGCAACACTCTGTGAAATAAGACATGGCGCAAATAAATATACATTAGTTCCAGAAACAAAATATCATACAACAAATGAAACAGTTAAATGGGTCAAGTATGAAGGTATAGATGAATATCCAGGGAATTTAAAAGTAGATTTAGGTAAGATAGCATTGGCAGCGGCTTTGTGTATTACATATACAGACACTGGTCAAAGGGACGATTACTGTACAGCAATAGCTGGTATATTGTTAAAACATACAGAATGGAATGTAGATGAAATAGATGATTTTATTTATAAGATCGCTGTTGCAGCAAAAGATGAAGAAAGCGAAAAAAGAAAAAAGAAAGGTACATCACATAAAAAAGCAAATAGAAAATTTGGTATGCCAAAATTGGCAGAAATATTAGGTTGTTCTACAAAAACAATTGCAACAATTTTTAGTTGGATTGGTGTGCAAGAGGCAACAAGTGAAGAAGCGAAACAGTCCATAGGTCAAATTATAGAATACGGCGGAGATAGATACTTTGTAAAAATAAATGCGGTTGTACAGGGGGAAGCTGTAGAAAAGACAATTAAGGTAGATGGACCTACATTAAGAAATAAAAAATTATTTTATGATGCAGTAATTAGTAAAGCATCCGTCTGGATTCCAGAAATGAAAGCTGCAGATTTTGAAGAGATTATGCGTAGAAAGTATGAGGCAAGAGAAAAATCAAAAGACTATGTAGAAGATGCAGAAGAGGATTTAAGATTTAAAAAACATTTTAATAATTATATTTCAGAAGAAAAAGCTTACACAAACAAAAAAGAACTTGCATATTTTGGCTTGCCTTATTTTAATATGCAAAAGAATATTTTAGAATTTAATTTAGATAAATTTGAAGATTACTTACATAGACAAAAAGTAAATTTACCTAGAGTAGATTTAGTTATTAAATGTCAACAAATACTAGAGGCAAAAAAGAATCACGGTAAATTTGATAATAAATCTTGTGTATCTTGGAGAGTAAATAAAACGATAGATAAGGAAGATTTAATTGTTGAGGGAGAATACAAGGAGATTACAAATGAGTAAACTTCAATTTATGGTAGGACCACCAGGAACAGGAAAAACTTCCACATTTATAACAACTAAGTATGTAGAGTTACTAGAAAAATTTGATTATAAAAAAATAATAATTCTTTCACACACTAACGTTGCAGCTGATGAAATTAAAGACGAAATCTTAAAATTATCAGAGATGCAAGGTATTACTAAAAAAGCTTTAGAACATAATATTTGTACAATACACCACTACTGTAAAAAGAAAGCAACAATCGGAGAGCGGGTTTTAGATTATGACGATTATAAAAATCTATGTATAGAAGATTCTATTTTTCAAAGACATAAAGTTACACAATCACAATTTGATAACAGAGAACATGGTTATTTTAAATTTGTTAAAGAAGCTTATGGATTCGGTAGATCTCTCAAAGAACATTGGAAAAAATCTGATAAAAAATATAATGGCTATTCTATAAACGATATAGAAGAAATGTTACCAATTGTGGAAGAATATAACAAAAAGAATCAAACATTAGATTTTCATGACATGATTAAAAGATTTATAGACAAGGCAGTTGAGCCAGACATAGATGCTTTAATAGTGGATGAAGCACAAGATAGTAATAAAACACAAAAGATAGCTTTAGATAAAATAGCTACAAATGTAAAAGAGTACTGGTTTGTTGGTGATCCTGATCAAACTATATTTGAATGGGCTGGTGCTAATGCAAAGGAATTTTACGAACTATCCAAAGGTGCTAAAGAATTAGAACAAGGGTATCGATGTAGTAAAACTATAAATGCTTTATGTAAAAAAATTATTAAACCTATATGGGACCATTATGAAACTCACAGAATTTGGAAACCAACCGATGTAATGGGTAACCACTATTATTTACCAAACCTAATTAATAAATGTAGTGCAATGGAAAGACTTTTAGAAAAAATAAAAAATACTGATGAAACATTTTTATTTACATATCGACAAAAACCTTCGGACACATGGGTAAAAAGTTTTTTCAAACAACACGGTATAGAGTTCGCACACGTAGGGAACACGGCCCACGTACCAAAAAAAGAATTAAGATGTCATAAAATTTGGCCAGAATTTATAAGAGGAAAACTTGTTTCTCTAAAACAGATAAAAGATTTCTGGAAATATATGGGTAGTAAAGTGATTGTACATGGTAAAGGAGAAGAAACATTTGAAGAGTGGATAGACCGTGAATATACTGTACATGAGTTAATTACCAAAAAATATTTAAAACCAGACTCATTAAAACAAAAAGATTTTTCTTTGATAAGAACTAAAACAGAGCAAGAAAGAATTTTATATATTAAAAAAATTTTACAAAACGATTATAATTTAGATGGAGAAACCAGAGTTAAATATGCAAACATACATACAGTAAAAGGTCTAACATTTGATAACGTGATTGTAGACGAAACGAGATTCAGACCAGAAGATTATTTTAGTCAATTAAGGTTAAAATATGTAGCTTACAGTCGAGGAAAATTTGACTGTTGGACAATAGCATCACAAGATAAATATACGTTAGGAGTAAGATGAAAAATAAAAGTGTATGGGACAAGCAACACGGTGGATCACACTACCAAAAATTTAAAATTCAACCAAGCAAGTTTGTTGTAGAGAATGAATTGCTTTTTCCCGAAGGATGCGCTATAAAATAT